CCACCTTTCTCAAGATTCTGCAGACCCCACCTGCATCTCTAAGGGGTTCCTCTGTCCAGGGATCCATCCTGTTCTTCACGACCCACTTGTACAAGTCACGGTCGTAGTCGCAGTAGACAGTCTCCCTCTCACGAGTAGTGTGTCGCTCCACCGGCATCTCCACAAGGATACTCCGACGAAGTCTCTGCAGCTTCGCCTCCCCTATGTATCGTTTGACCTTGGGATATTTTGCGAAGCGGTCAAATATGACGTGATCCTCCATGAACTCCGTACGAGTCCTGAAGAATCCATGAGCCATGAATACCGGGAGGTAGTCCATCCAGACATCTCCAGGTGTTGCCGAGAGCAGAAGCCAGGTGTTCTTACGAGTGATCTTCAAGAACTCCTTGACCCAGCGCCCACTGCCGGAAGCACGCTGCTCATCAAAAAAGAATACCGCGTGTTCTCGATCC